TTTGAATTTCTCCAATCATTCTCTGATGATATTGTTGTGGGGTTAGTCCAGCCATCAATCCTAATGTTGATTCAGCAAATGCTCTCTTTGCCCCACCCTTGATTCCTAGAAGATTAATTAATGCTTGATCTTCCATTGAAGGAAGGTCTGTCTTAAGAGCTCTTACTCCAGATGCTCTATCAAAAACTCCAGCAGGTCCTACGTCTGCAACAACATTTCCAAACACGTTTCCAGCTGCCAAGTCTTTGTCTACACGAACAAGAGATGCAACTAACTGTCTAAAGTATTGTTCTTCATTGAACAAAGCTTTTGGTTCATTCTGAATAAACTTAGCGTCTAGGTCAGACTCAAGAGCAAGGAATCTTCTTTGTCTTGTAGGATCCATTGGATCTCTAATTACAACAATTCTTTGTTCTGGAGCCTCTAGTCCATGAGCCTGTCTTGTAATCTGTGTACCACGAATTTCAGCAAGTGCTGCTGTTTCGTCCATTACTGGCTTTACAAATACTCTCTTGTCACCCTTTTGGTATACTCCACCCAAACCAAAAATTGGGAAGCTGTGTCCAGATGTTGGAGATATTTGGTGTCCATACTCTGTGGGTGGGGTATTTGCATAGCTGCTCTTTAAGAATTGCTGGTAAACAGCATCAGCTGCTTCTCTGTTTTTTGCAGTTGCTTTTCCAGACTTTGGCATTCCAAGCATGACACCCTTAGCAAATCCTGGTAGATTGCCAGCAATGATTCCTTCAATTAATGGTGCATATTGTTTTGCTTGTTTTGCTGGAATAACAGCTTCACCATTAGAAAGTAGTGCTGGAATAGAGTCTGATGTTCCACTTCCTGGACCAGTAACAATTCCACCATTTGCAAATCGTTGTGTTTGAGTTGCCATTCCTGGTTTCATCATTCCTGGATTAAGAAGTGCAAACCTTGCTCCTGCATCTGCTGCTTGCTGGTAGGCTACCCTCAGAGCGTCTACTGCAGACTTCTCTGCGGTAAATCTCTGGGTTAGTCCTGCGTGGGCTTGGTCAAGAGATGCGGCTGCTGCAGCGGCTTCTAGCTGCTCCTGAGTCATGTATTGAGTTTCATCACCAACACCCTTAGCTTGACCTGTAATCTTTAGGTAGCCAAGACGAACGGTAGCAAAGAACTTAATCATATTAGCAATACCGTTATTAATTAGACCAAAGGTCATAAGAGCTACTGGACCAATACCACCCAAAATTGCAATTACGGGTCCTACTGCTGTTTTAATTCCTCCAGGAAGACTGTTAAATGCGTCAAGTACTCTTGTTCCAAACTCAACAAATGGGGTTGCAATCTGAACAAACAGCTCTCCAATTGGAGCCAGTGCTACCTTAAGTTTTTCTACTGCAGATCTAAACTTGTTCATAGATGAAGCTGCTGAAGTTGCAAGCTCGCTTTCAGATAGTGATGCTAACTCCTCTGCAGAAGATCCAGCCAATTCAAGAACTCTTTGTGCCTGAGTTCCGTCTCTTGTAATGTTATCAAACAATGCAGAAATACGTGCAAACTGAAACTTACCAAATAGCTGTTCAATTGCTTTTGCTCTATTTAGTGGGTCTAGATTATCTAAGGCTTTTGCAAAATCATAAACTGTTCCAGCAATGTCTCCCTGATTTGAACTAACAATTGATCTGATGTTAACCCCAAAACCAGCAAGCATTTCTGCTGCTCTTTCTGTTGGGTTAATTAAAGATGCAAGACCAGACTTTAAAGCGTTTGCTCCCTGGGCTGCGTTAATTCCACCTTCCTTCATAGCTGCTAGGAAGAATGCTAAGTCTCTTACGTCACCACCAAGCTGTTGAATAACTGGTGCAACTCTAGGTATTGCCTCTGTCATATCATCTAGAGCAACGACTGTTTGGTTTTCAACAGCGTTAAGGAAGTCAATTTCTCCAGCAAGGTCTTCAGATGAAAGCTGGAATGCGTTTTGTAATGAGATGGTTGTCTCTAGAGCTTTTTGTAGTTCTAGCTGTCCTAGTACAGATAGCTTTAATGCTGCAGCAGTCTGGTTTTGTAAGTCTACCCCAGCAAAACCTGCGGCAGCTGCATCTGCTGCTACGCTTAGGGATTCAGAAACAGCAACACCATAAGCAGAATAAGCTTCTCCAAGCTCAATAATGCCTTCCATTGCTTTTTGAGTTTCTGCTGGAGCAGTAAACAAATCGCCATAAACCTTTTTAAATTTAATTGCAGCTTTTTCCATGTCAAAGAAGACACGACCTGCAGTCATACCAAGGGTAGCTAGTGGTAAGGTAAATCCAACCATAAGCTGGCGACCAGCCCACTGAGTATTCTTACCAAAGTTTAAAAGATTAGTTGATCCTTGCTTTAGCAGCTGATTGAAAATTACTTGTTTTTGTGCAGCAATAGCAGTTTGTGTTCCAAGGTCTTTCATGTTCAATACTGTAGGGCGAACAGCGATTGCTTGCATTGCACCGCTTGCATCACGGCCCATTTTAATGTATTGTGTTTGAAGGGTCTTAACTCGCTCTATTGCGGTTTTTTCAATTGTAGACATTTCTGCCACAAAGTTTTTACCAAATGTTTTAGTTGCCCCAGCTGAATACCTAAAGTATTCTCGCATTGAGAATTTGTTTTTCTCAAGGGAGTTGGTAAAAGATTCTGCAGTTGTTCTTACAGTTTTAAGCTCAGCAGAAAACCCCTGAATAGCATTTACACCATTCAGGAAGTTCCTCTGAAGATCTCTTTGTGCAACTGCAGCCTGTGCACTTGATTTTGCTACAGACTGGTGAAACTGTGAAATTTGTCTTTGAAGTGCCTTAAGCTGATTTAACGCCTGTGTAGTTTCAATTCCTACATTAATATTGGCATTAAGATCCGCCATCTAGATTCACCTTTTCTGAGATATAGTTCTATGAACCATTCAGAACAGATCCAGATGCTGCTTCAACAATCTTGTAAACTGTTGGCAAGTCTAGCAGGTCTTCCAGCTTTGCTGGATCTGCTGCTAGCTCTGGATTGTACTGCTTCATAGCAATTGCTACACAATCTAGCAATAGGTTCATTGATTTTTCGTTATCCTCTGCTACTGAAGCTACCCCTTCAAACTTCTTCATAAAAGGCTTTAGAAGTGAAATCTTTAGTGGACGCACCTCAATAGTTGTTCCATCAATTAGTGTTAGCACTTCTGGTGTATAAGTTGTTGTTGCCATGTTCTTTTTTCTCCTTCATCTACCTACCGTAGGTTATAACCAATTATACCATAAGGCTAGGCTTTTTTCAGCACTGCTGGGTCTCTTAGGTCTTCATATCCTAGACCCAAACCAATACCAAAGCCAGCTTGTCTAGCTGCTGTTCCTTGCAATGCAAGAATGTCTTTAGAGTCTGTTGCCATACCGTTAGAGGCAACTCTAGCTTTAAGGTCTTCCCATTCTTTTTGACCTCTAACCTTTCCATCATCTTTACCAGTTTGCTCGTCAAGGTTTACACCCTGTAGGGCAGCCATAAACTTTTTCTCTTCGTAATCAAGCTCTCTGGTTATAGAAAGTATCTGCATTAGTTCTTCTATAGATATAGATGTTTCAAGTTCGTCAAAGTTTTTCCAAATACCCAGCAAAAATACCTCAGACTCAAGCTTTGCTAAGTCTAAACTTTCCCAGGTTGTAGTTTTTTCTTTTTCTTCTTGAACAGCTTCATCAACTATTTCCTCACCTTTTTTCTTAAGATCTATTCCAGCTGAATAGTTTAGTAGGTCATATATAGAAGTTAGGTCAAAGTTGTCCTCTAAGTCTTCTACTGATTTAAATTGATTTGGAAGGTATTGCTTCATAGTTATTAGTGCACATTCCGCCAAGATACCAATAGTTTCTTCCTCTGTTCTAACACTTTGAATCTTAGTAAAGGTTTCCATTAGCTCTTTTAAGTATTTAATCTTTAGTGGTATGATTTCAATTTCTTGACCATCAATTGTGTTTATTTTTCTGGTTTTATATATCTCAGTAGGCATTCTTTAATTTTATCATAAAACGACAAATCCCACCTCCAAAAAGGAAGTGGGACTGTCTTACTATTCCTAGATACTAGGAAGTAGCAGTAATTGTGCGGTCAATGATCTTTCCGTAAGATCCTTCAGAGTCATCTGGTAGAAGACGGAATGATACTTCAAACATTGAAGCCTCATCACGCTTTGCAGATACAGTTACGTTCTCAATTGATAGAGCACGGTAAGCTGCGTAGACACGCTCAATAGAGGATCCAGCTTCACAGTCTCCTGTACCTGGACCCACAGCAATGATTCCACGCTCAACTGGGCACTCTCCAAGTTCTCCAGCAGATAGGTTTAGTACCAATCCGTTTGAAGTTGTCTTAGTTCCTGTTAGTTGGCTGTCTCCATATGCTAGAGCAATAAGAAGGTTCTCAAGTGTTGCTTCAGCAAAAGCAGTGTTCAGGTTAACCTGCATACCCTGCTTGTATAGCTTTGCAACGTCCAGAAGCTGATCAACCTGTACTTCTCCGAAGTCAGGCTGGAACTGGATCTCAAGTCCGTTCATTGTGTATCCGATGTTTTCGAATCCTGCTTCGAGAGACAGTGTCTCACGGTAAGACTCAGCGGCATCGAAATCTGGCAGGGTAGTACCGTCAAGGACAGTGTCAGCTACGAAGAACGATGCTGCACCAACGATGATGTTGTTGGAATTACCACGTGTATATGCCATATTTTCACCTCTTTTTCTAAATAGTGTATTCAGTTATAATGGCGATTGTTTCCTCGCTAATAAGTATACCAGCGTTTTTATCTATTTAAAAGTAGTGCCATTGGCTGCATGATAGTCATATTCAATGATTATCTTTGATGCCCACTCGCTCATGTTTACTGAGTTTAGCTCTAAAATATCTCTAGTTTCGTCTATTTGATATACCTTAAAATTGTGGAAAAATACGTTAGATTGTACTGTTTGTCCGTTTAAGGATATAGGATTGTCTTTGGCCCAGTCATTAACGTCCTGAGCTGCTGCATCTTCTCTATCAAGTAGCTGTGAGACTATTACGTTAATGTTTTGAACTGACTGAACACTTCCATATATTGTATAGATTAGCTGTTCTCTTTTAATTCCATAGAATGGCGTAGCCCTAAATCGCATAAGCCTATCATAAGTTATCATAGTTGGTTGCACTAGCCCTGTATTAGATACTAGCTGTTGGTAAATCTCTTCACGCCCAGTTGTCGTTGGGGCAAAGAATGGTACTATTGTTTGATCTGGACCTATTCCAACCTTGGTTGGTCCATAATCATTTCCTAGCTTGTCAAATAAGTATGCGTTTATCCAGTGTGGTGGAAACGGTATTGTTTCAAGATTAACTATTGTCATTCAAGTCCTACCTTTGCGTTTGCTATCCACCTGTATCCAGTCTTAACTCCAAGTCCTCTACCAGCCACAGCACCTGCTGCAAAATTTTGTTTGTAAATTACTGGGTTTGATATGTAGTTAGACAGTCCAGATGATTTTAAGAATGCCTGTGTAAAATAACTTTTAAAAAATGTGTCAAATACCCTTTGGTATGATCCTTGAGCTTCTACTCCTCCTGGGTCAGGAATGTTAACTGGTTTTTTAGTAAACACTGTTTGTCCAGAATCTTCAAATACAAGAGCTGAAGCTTTTTTAGGTTTAATAGTAACTGGTATTCCCATTTCCATAATTCTTGCTTTGTCATAAAATGGTTTATTGCTGTCTTTTGAAATTGATGTTGATTGTCTAAACGATGACTTTACAGATAATCCTAGATTGCTGACAGTGTAGTTTAAATCAAATAGTCTTGCTGCTGGAGAACCAGTCTGGTACCATTCATAAACGTGATGTAGGGCATCTCTATCTGACCTTGCCATAGCGTCTATATATTTATTTAATACTTCAATTACGCTTCCACCTAGATTGTCTAGAAAAACCTTTTTGCCAGACTGAGCACCCTCAAGGAATCCAGTAGAATACTTTACAATGTTTGTTAGCTGTTTCTCTAGTGATGATGCGTTCATTGTAACTTTCATTAGTCATCTACCGCCTGATTTTCGGTTTTTCTCCAAACCATCTTGTAGTATTCAACATTTGCAAATGGTCCAATAAATGGCTCAAGAGTTGCTATTTCGTAAACTCTTCCTTTTCCAGATCTTGGTCCTGAAGTTTCTTTATATAGTAGTTCTCCATGTGAAGATCTAATATTTGTTATTAAGATGTTTGTGTTAGATTCTCTGGTATTTCTTGAAGAAATTCTTAGATCTGATTTGCTTCTTGCCACTAACTTGTTTTCGTGTTGTGTAAATACCTCTGGTGTAATCTCTTCTTTTCCTGCACCACCAAAAGTTGTAGCATTACAGGCAATGGTACGGTCAAACATCCATTCTTTTTTAATCTCGCCATAGTTACCCTGATTAATAATTGGGTAATAAATATCAGCAAGCATTGGATACATGAAGTCTGAGGTATCTTCGCAGCAAGACATTATAGGATTCCTGGTTTTTTAACATCCGTAACATATTTGTCTAGAATCTTATCAACTAAAATGTTTCCAGTTCCAGACAAGGCTGCGGAATCAACTTTAATTTTAAACTGATCTGTTGAGTAATCTGTAATATATCTCTTAAAGTACTCTAGCTTTCCACAAGCAATATCATTAATTAGCATTTTTGTGGCGTCTTGAATATCATTTGGAACTACCCTGTATCCTGCTTCTATTTGAATTAGGTAGTCTGTTCCCGCATTAAACAATACCCCTGATTTTAAGGCAATGGTATTTCCACTGTCAGATGTGTCAAACATGCTGATTGAATCTGAAGACGCTATATTGAGGCCAACTGGTGCTGACTCTGCACGATTAAAGTCTGTAATTACATAGCTTGGATCTTTAGTAATTGCCGTCTTATCTTTAGTAATTACGTAATTCCATTCACCAATTGCAGGAGCCTCTAGCGAAGCATCATAAACAAGTTCTGCGTTTTCGTAAACCTTTAATACTTTATATAGCTTTTCCCAAACTGGGATATAGTCTGTTCCTTGACCAGTGGTCTCAATCCACTTTGACTCAAAGTAAAATCCGCCAGCAACAGAGTCAATAATTGCTCTTGCCAGTCTTTCGTTATAAGTAGCAGTAGCAATTTCTGAAGCAGTCTCTGCAAGAGTTGATGGGTCTACATATGGTCTTTCTACTGTAATGTTATCTTCTACTACAATTTCGTCTTGTAGGGTAATTTCAATATGGTATGTCTCGTCATATTTTCTAAAGTCGTATGCTGTATCGTCTTCTCCATAAACACCAGTCCAGGAAACTGACACTATGCCATTTGTTCCAACGCTAAGAACTTCATCATAAACAATGTCATAATCGTTGTCCTTAATAACAACATGATATGATGCTGATGGTTCTACCGTATAACGAACAAAACTATCGTATGGGGGCTTTCTAAGTACGATCACTATTTACTCCTATTGTAAGCTTGGGCTACCTCTTCTGGCGTTGCTATACGAACTGCCTCGTGAGTTAGCCAAAAATCTGATGCATCTTTGGTTACAATGTTGTATCCAACTAGTAGCTTTCCAACACCATATCTAAATAAATTTTTAGAGGAGTATACAGCAACTTTTTCAACAACTCTTTTGTCGTTAGAAACTGTTTCAGCCATATCTTTCTCCAGCTTTAATTATATCAGAATATAACAAAAGAGGGCAGACTTTCGTCTGCCCCCTAATGCTATGTAGTTAGTATTAGCTAACGTCTGTTCCATCTGCGTCAGCAAATGCAACTGCGTCTAGCTCTTCCCACTGAAGACCAAAGCGTACAAATACTGTGTACTCAATTGTGTCTTTCTTTGGAACATACTGACGGTTTACAGTGATGTCTCTCTGGAATCCCCATACACGGTTCTGTGGGAATGTTAGGTCAACATATCCTGCAGGGTAGTAAGGAACTTCCTGAACTTCAACACCTAGAACACGAGTTGTACGTGCTCCACCAAATGTCTGTGCTGCACCGTCTAGATAGTTCTGACGGTTAGCCTCAGTACCTGGCTTGCCAGTGAAAGCTTCAGCAATTGCATCAGCTAGTGTACCGTTGTTCTTAACAATACCCTGGAATGCGTCTGTACCAGCATAGAACTTTAGGTTGTTCTTCAACGCACGGTACTTACGTGGCAATGCAAGAATGATGTTCTGCATTACGTCTGTGGTCCATTCGTTGTTTGCTACAGTCACGACTGACTCGTGAGCATCTCCAGATGTCTTCGCCTTGTGAACAAACCCTTCCATGATGGAAAGGAATGCACCAGTTGAACCGTCACCGTTAATGGCTAGGTCCTCAATGTCATTTGCAAAAGCAGATGTCATTAGACGAACTAGGTGATCCTCAAGAGCACCACCTTCAATATTGTCTTCTAGTGCCTCAGTTGATACTTCCCAGTCTAGACGAATCTTCTTGGTAGTTAGTTCAACCTTGGTAAAGGTAGCACCTGCGTTTGTAAAAGCTGGGTCAGCCTGTGCTGCTGCACGGATAACACGCTCTCCAACGTTTACTTTTTCAAGTTCAATGGTGTTAGCTCTCATTGTTACTCTACGTCCATCCTTTGCAAGGACTGTACCGTCCCAAACATAGTCAATGAAGCGACGAGCTTGCTCTGGAGCTAGAATACCACCAGGAGTACCTGTTGGATTAACTGCATTCGGTCCTGCTGTTGTACCCCAAGCTGGCGTAGCGATGTTTCCAAGGCTAGCTGCTGGAGAAAGATTACCAGATGCGTTAGTTGTTGTTGCACCACCCACAGCACCAGATGCAAATGCACCATCACCGTTAATTTCGGCGGTGGAGTTTGACTCTGAACCAGGGTAGTTCTTAATTAGTTCTTGTTCCGACATATATTTCACCTCCTAGTGATTTTTTAAAATAAGTCGTTATTAGTGAGGAAACGACCTCCCCATAGGGATTTTTGAACCTTAACTTCAGGCTCCTGCACGATGTCGCCAACATCGCCAGACTTGCGGAAAGCAGTGTCAGCCACTACAGCGTCTACTCTCTTTCCAAATTCATCAAACACAGTCTTGCTTGCAGTTACGTCGTTTTTAACTGCATCTAGGGACTTGCTTAGTTCTGAAACGTGCTCGTAAAGAGACTTTACAGTTTCAGTTAGATCGCTAAAGGCTTTTGAAACGGTGTCTTTGACATCTGCAATTGCAGCTTCAAAACCATCGTCGGACTTAGCTACCTCAGTTTTTTCATCTTCTTCTGGCATGGCAGACTTGGCCTTAGACATCTCGTCTTCGTCCATATCTTCCTTGTCATCCTCATCCATGTCGTCAGACTTTGCTGCCTTCTCTACGGATGCTTCTGCTGATTCTACTGTGGTGTCAGCCTCTGGAGCGACCTGTGATTCTTCAACAGCAGCTTCTTCAACTACAGTTTCTTCAACTGCAACCTCTACTGCCTCATTTGTTGCGTCAGTCATAGGACTTACCTCCTTAGTTATCTCAATTGTATTAATGCCTTTAGCACTATCAACCAAGAACTTTATTACGTCAGAATTATCTGAATCTGTTTTTTCAACAAATCCAATATTCTGCATTGGCTTACCAGATGTTGGACTCACTGCTGTGTCTGAATCTGATAGCAAAACCATATCGTTTTCTGAATCCCAAAAAACATTGTCAATCTCTGTCTTAGAAAGGTATCCATCAATAGTAGTTTCTCCGTTTACCTTTTCAATAGAGAAAATGTTTGCAAACTGATTTGCAGGATTGTCTACTAGTGATAGTTCGTGAAGTTCGTATTCTTTAATGATACGGACGGCTTTGTCCATACCCTCGTTATACTCGTCATCAAACTTCTTGATGTTACCACCAATAGAAAAGCCTGAGTAAGTTCCATCTAAAACTTTTTCCCAAGCATCCTGTGCACCCTTAGATACATAAGCAGAAACATAAACACCAGAGTAAAACTTCTTGGTGCCTGGATCAAAATACTTGTCTTCCTTGAATGAAACGATTTTTCCAACAGCAGAAGGCTGGTGCATTTCACGAAGATTTCCACGGAAGTTTTTGAAAGCACTTAGGCTAGCGGATGTGTCAAC